CTGTTTACTTGCCAGATATTAACGATAAAAATCGTTCTCGGGCGGCTTTTTGATGTACGGCTTTCTGAATATCGCCACTGTTACGGGCTTCTTTCCATGCGTCCAACGATCGCGCCGTGCTGTTTGCTTCCTGATATGCTGGATAAGTTACCGGGCTAACGTCATAAAGGCGTGAAATCTTGTGAATTTCGCGGATTATTACGCCATCGTCATCCTCATACCATTCATCGCCGTTACGGGCCACATTAAAAGCAAATGATGATTGAGTGATGTCGCCGCGCTTTAATGGCGCGATCACTAAATCCCGAATGGTCGGCGTATCAGGTGCGATAATGTCATAACGTAAACCGGTGTCGTCAACACTTAGGCTTAATGTGCCGGCGGTTGAACGTCCGAGAATGAAATTCGGGTCATGATTGAACAGACCGCGAACATCATCATCCAGCACGTCATCAAATGCCCCGGGCATAATGATTTCACGAAAGCCCCACATCAACTGCGAGCGGGTGTTAAAAACCGAACCATACCCGATAATATGAGTAGGTTCGGAATCTTTACTTTCAGCCCGAACTTCGCCAACATAGGACCGTTTTTCAATATCAGTCATCGGGTTTGTTCTCCTCTTTCTTGTCTGATTCGATTTGTTGTGCCGCATTAACACTGACAAGATATTCATCTAACCCGTCAACTGGGTTCATATCTTCGAGTGTGCGGGCTTCATTGCGTGACATCCAGCCATCGGTGATCGCACTATGATAAAACTTCGCTCTTTCGGTTGGCGTGCCGCGCATAATGCCGCCAAGGTTAAACTTCACAAAATAACCGGCTTTGCGTTCGGTTTCGGTAAATACCTTGCGATTAATTTCCTGTTCCCAGTTCACGATCCACGGCATCAAACTGTAACGGATGAATTGAATCGTCTGCTCAGAGATGTTCGAAAAGGTCGCCTTTTCCAAGTCGTTAATCATGTGTGCCGGAACGTTGAAAATTCCCGCAATCTCTGACCGATTCAATTTCATCATGGATAATAGTTCGGTATCGACCGGGGAAACGGTTAACGCTTTATAGTCCAGCTCAGCAGGTAAAAGAACCGTCTTGTTTTCTTTGTTTTTCAGCTCCGAACTTGCTTTATCCCAGAATTTTTTGAAGCTCAACCATGATTTTTCATTAAGTGGCGTTTTTACACTCACAATCCCTGCTGGGCGGGCATTGCCAAGAAAAAAAGACCCGGCGAAATCTTTCGCATTCAACCCAAGCCCGATTGTTTCGGCGTGCTGCTGAATAACAGACTTACCCACTTTCAACGAAGCGCCAAGCGCTTTAACGTGGATCATGTCATCGGGACTGATTGACAACGTTTCATCTTCGCCATAATAGCCGTAAATGTACCGTCCACCGTTTTTCAGCAACCGCACCAACCAAGGCTCGCGCGTTTCAAGCGATTCGATTTCACCACTTCGGCGGCGGACAATGTGTAAGTAAGAGTTCCCGTGTAAAAGTACCGCACTTTGCCCGTATTCCCGCATTTTGTAGGACGTCTGCCAGAAATTAGGGCTATCGTGTAACAGGTAAAATAACGGGTGGTCGCGTGCCGGTTCTATGTTTTTCCCATCTTTGCGCATAACGTGTAACGGTAACTGCGCAATAGCACTTGATAGCACATAAACACAGGCATAGACCGCGCTTAATTTCATTGCGGTATCAGCGTCAACGGTGCGCGATTGTGTTCCGCCGAACAAGTCATCATAAGCGCCCTCGGCACTTAACGGAACCTGCGGGTTTTCAAGGGAGCGGGCACTAAACAATTTATCAAAAATCATTTACGCCCCCGCGCTGAAAAAATAGCGTATAACAAGCAAAGCCCACCGCCGATAATGCAGGTTTGAGCCGTTCCATATTGGAGATAAACGCCGGTACATAATGCGCCAAGTCCAGCCAAACCGACCAGATCAATAAAAAATGTTCTCATAGCGTTAATACCTCGTCCGGGATAAAAATCCCGTCATCTTCATTTAGCATAATTCGACCGATTGCCATCATTAACGCAACCGCGCCATCAATTTTGTTTTCTGGAATTTCTTTCACCGGTCTAACGATGTCATCATTCCCGGCGGCAGTTTTCCCGACCACATTACCAATACACCAAGTCATGATAGGGTTCCCGTCATGGTGAAAACGGCCTGATTCGATAGCCGCTTCAAGCTCTTTCATCGGATCTGATAAGTTGGTGTAGTTCTGTGTGATGGTTATCGGGTTTAATCCCTCGTCCGCCATATCGTGAGAGATGGCGATCGCGCCGTGTGGGTCAATTGCAGCACAGTTAACCTGATGCTCCCTGTTTGTGTCTTTCACACATTCAAGGATTTCGCGATAGTCCACCTCTGCGCCGTCGGTTGCGATTAAATGCCCGCTGACCACCCATTTTTGGTATTTATCCACCACTCGTTTTAAAGCAGTATCAGTACTAAAAACAGTGTCTTCCGGCACAAAAAACAATGGAGAAATACAGTAATAATGACGTTTACCATCAATAATTCGACTAAACACCCGCACAAGTGAGTTCATATCGAGCTTTCGCGCCATATCCAGACCGAGGAAAACTTCTTCACCTTGGAAATCTTCAAGGATTAATGTTTCGTCGTAACACTTCTCCCAGCTCACCATGTTGAAATAGGATTCTTTCGCTGATACCCAAACATTCAGGTGCTTTGTTTTGAATTTATTCGTAAAGCGTGGATTATTGATCGCCTGTTTCTGCTGACTTATCAAATAATCCGCATAAACCGAAACGTCAAAATTCGGGTTAGCTTTTTGTAGCACTTCCGGACTTGTCCAGTCGTCACCCTCGTCGATTGTGTAGATTAAACCGAACAATTCATCATTCGGCACCGTGCCATTCAGCATTTCAATCACTTCGCGGCGCTTGTCGTAACAAGGACCTTCAATGTTGTAACCCGCCGTCGTGATAATCCACATCAACGGCTGGCGACGTGCCCCCATACCAGTGAGCATGGTAGTGTAAAGCTCATCATCTTTGTGTTCGTGGTACTCATCCACGATCGCACAACTCGGCGAGGCACCGTCACCTGGATTGCCGATCAGCGGTTCAAAGCGCGATCCGTCGGTAGGGCGGTTAAGATTAGATGCGTTTACTTCGATTCCAAATGTAGTACAAAGCAATTCGGTTTTTTTACACATCAAGCGGGCGGGGCGGAATACTTCCCATGCTTGCTTCTCGGTTGTCGCGCCGGAATACACCTCTGCACCAAATTCACCATCAACGCAAAACATATACAGACCAACGCCCGCCGAAATCGCCGATTTCCCGTTTTTGCGAGGGATTTCGGTGTAAACCTCGCGGTAACGTCTCAATCCATTAGATTTTTTCAGCCAGCCGAACGCATTCATCACCGCAAACAACTGCCAAGGTTCAAGCGTGATCAACTGGCGCTTTAACGCCCATTCCCCCTTGGTGTGGGGCAAAAGTTGAATAA